TGGGGTGAACAGAGCGCGGACCGTCGAGCGAAGAGCCCCGAAGGGCCCCCGCTGTGCAAGGAGGTCCGCACCACTTGCACAGCGGGGAAGATCAGATGAGGACTGATCAGGCCGAGCCGGAGACCCAGGAGTCGCCATCCCAGTGCGCGGTGCTCGCGTCACCCAGGACGACGTTCTGGCCCGTGGTCCAGGCCGAGGTCGGCGTAGCGACGACCGAAGCCAGCGCGGCGATGTTGGCCGGAGTGACCGAGCCGTCAGGGGTGAAGGAGCCAGGCGAACCAGCGGTCGCGCCGGTTGCGACACTTGCACCAAGCGGGGTGATCGCGTAGGTGAAGGTGTTCGAGCCGAAGGCCATCGGCTTCACGCCGATCGGCAGGCCGGCCAGGGACTCCGTGTCACCGAACGAGATGTCGTCCGCACGGTAGATCTCAGCCTTGGGGGCGTAGATCGCGAAGTAGTTCTCGCCGTCCACGAACACGGCGAGGAAGGCCGCGGTGGTCGGAGTCGGGTCGGTCGGCACACCCAGGGTGCCGTTCGCCAGGACCGGGGCGTTGGAGCCGTAGTACAGCTTCAGGCCGGCGATGTCGAACTGCTGGAGGGTCAGCGCGATCGTCTCGGTACGGGCCGAGTACTTGGTGCGCAGGCTCTTGTTCTGGAGCGTGCCGATGGTGGTGGCCTCGCCGCCCTCCGAAGAGATCGAGAGGATGTCCTCAAGCGAGGTGTGACCGACAGCCGACCAGGGGGAGGTCGGGACGAGCAGGTCGTCGGGAAGGTCGGTGCCGACCGGGGCGGTCAGGTAGTTACCACTACCAATGACGAGAGTGGCGTTGTCGTTCAGGGCCACGAAGGAGTCTCCTTACGGGATGGGGTACGGGCGGTTGCGCGGCTTGCGGATCTCGATGTCGTAGGTCGCCTCGTAGCGCCAGACACCAGTGGGGAGGTCCGCGTACTGGACCGGGCCGGTCGACGTCGCCCAGTCGGTGACCCGACGAGGGGCGGACGCGAGGTCGACCCGTGTGATGTGGCCGCGCGAGGGCACGACCTTCTGCGAGAGCCAGGCGTCGCGGATGACGACGCGTACGGCTTCGCTGAGGATCGCGGCGTCTTCGTCACCGTCAGGGTCCTGACAGAAGACGTGCACCGCGACGCGGGCTGCGTCGAGGAACCGGGTGTCGCCCGACCAGTTCCCGAAGGAAGGGTCGCGGCGCACCAGGACGAGGGGGAACGACTGGTTCTTGGAGATCAGGGACTTCACCGTGATCCCCGGAAGTCCTTCTCGCAGGACTGCGAGCATCAGGTCTTCGACGGGGGAGAGCTCAGCGAGCGCCTTGATGTGCGGAGGTACGCCGGCCATCAGCCTCTACCACCCCCACGCTTCTTCTTGCGCCGGATGATCCGGACCTTCTTGCGCTTGACCTTGACCACGGGACCGGCCTTCTTCGGCAGGTGCGAGGCTTGCTCCAGGATGTGGAGGCCCTGCATCGCGGCGACCGTGTACTCGGTGACGTAGTGGCCCTGCTGGTCCACGACTTCGACGTCGTAGGCGGAGCGGCCGAACTCGATCGAGGCCGCGGAGTTGGCGCCGGACTTGGCGTTCGTGCCGTTGGCGTCGGCGAGAACGACGTAGGAGTCGACGTCGCCCTTGACGATGTCGATCTGTGCGACGCCCTCGGCGCGGTGCTGGAGCAGGAGCTCCTCGGCCCGCACTCCGATCTCGAACGCGCGGGCGTCGACCTCGGCCTGAACACCATCCAGGCCGGCGATGACCTCTTCGAGGTTCTTGCCGTTGAGGCCCCTGTAGATGTAGGCCATCAGCTCGGCCTCTCGCGGATGTCGATCGCCCAGTGCCGCGTCTTGCGCTCGCCGTGGTGGTAGGCCGGCGGGGTCACGATGTCCCAGACCTTGCCGAGCAGTTCGACCCGCGACCACAGCTCGACGCCTTCGAGGTTGGCGTCCACGATCATGCGGGTGATGTTGATCTGCTGCTGACCGGGGATCTCAGCCCGCGCCGAACGCTGGGGAATCAGCGCGCACTTGACGATGTGCGGGCCGTCGTCGTCGGCGACCAGGATCTGGTTGCCGCGGTTGTCCGTGTGGTAGCGGCTGCGGTAGATCGTGGCCTCGACACCGCGCTTGCGCTGCATCGAGCTCACCAGACATCGTCCTCGTCTGCGTACAGCGGGAAGTCCTTGCCGGACTCGGACGGGACGAAGCCGGCCGGGAGGTCGTTGCCGTGATGGCGGCGAGGCCGGGCGCGGTAGCGGCGGATGTCCGAGTTCCAGGCGCTCACGCCTACCGAGACCAGGCCAGGCTTGCGCCCGCCGATCTCGACGAGGAGCTTCTGCTCGTCGTCGGTGAAGTAGACGGTGCCCGCGTTCTCGCCCTGGGTGTCGTTCCATCCCAGGGTCTCGTCGCCCGCTCGGGACTGGGTGTAGCCCGAGGGGTTGGTCATGTACCGACTGCACGCCTTCAGGACCAGCGTCCGTACGAGACGGGGTGCAGAGGTGACGTCCGGCCAGTCACGGCCAGCATGGAAGCTGGCCAGGTCGGAAGCGTCTTCCAGGGCCGAGGTCGCGATGCGCTCCTCGTCAGCGTCGAGCGTCCAGTCGAGGCGAGCCTTCAGCTCATCGAGTGTGGCGAAGTTCGCCAAGATGGTTCTCCTTCACTCACGGGGAGGGGCGGGATGCGCAACTTGCACACCCCGCCCCACTCAGCCGATGGATCAGACGCCAGCGCCGTCAGCGGTACCGGCGACACCGGTGATCGCAGCGAGCTCGACCTGCGCGGCGTCGGGGCCGTCCGGGTCGGGCAGCACGTCAGCGGTCAGGTCGAGGTCCAGCTTGATCGCGCGGACGAAGTGCTCGAACTGCGAGACGAACGCCTGGCCGGTGCCCTCGTTGATGCCGATGAGCTGGTCCTTGATGGACCGGAAGCCCTTGTACGTGTTGACCACGTTCCGGTCGGTCAGGTAGTTCGCGTCGTAGTCCTGGATGTAGCGGATCGCCACACCGTTGTGAGCGGCGGTGCCGCCGTACACGGACTGCGGGACGGTCGGGGCGCCGGTCGCGAAGATGAACGCGGAGCGGTGCAGCGCGAACGCGGCGTCGCCCGGAACCTCCTGCGAGACCACGATGTCGAAGCCGTAGCGCCGGCCGATGTTGGCCTCACGCAGGGCGGAGACAGCCTCGGCCTCGCCGACGTTGCCGGCCAGGTTCAGCTTCTCGTCCGACAGAAGCGCGGACTCCCAGTCGGAACCGACCAGAAGGACACGACCATCGGTCGGGACACGGAACTTGTTGAGGACGTCACGGGCCTTGATCAGGGTCCGGCGAAGGTCGCTCGACCCGCCACGCGCAGAGACGTTACCGCCGAGGGTGACGGAGTAGCTCTCGCCGAGCAGCGTGGAGACAGCCTCGCGCTCCAGGCCGCGGCCGATGGCCTCGGTCTGCTTGGTCATGAGCTTGGCCCAGCCGTCGAGGTCGAACTCGCGCTGCTCATCGGTCAGCTTGACGGCCGAGTAGATGTTGCCACCGAAGCGGACGGCGACCGTCTTCTCGGTGTACTCGTCGAACTGGATCGCCTGACGAGTGCCGGGAGTGGACGAGGTCGGCTCGCCGGAACGCCACTCGTAGGTACGGAAGGGGAGGACACCCTCAACCTTGACGTTGATGGTGTCGCTCTCGGCGCCCTTGTACTGGTCGATGCCCTCGCGCTGGAAAAGCGCGGGGACGACAAGGGCCTGCTCCAGAGCGACCGCCGCAGTAGCGGCAATCTTCTCGGGCTTGACAACGCTGTGTGCCACGGGTGGTTACTCCTGTCGGTAGGGGAGATGAGGCTCGACGTGCGTCACTTGCACGCGGCCAGAAGGGTTGGTCAGTAGCGACGGCTACGGCGAGCGGCCTGCGCCGCCTTGACCGGGTCGAAGTCGTCCGCGTCGTCCTCGGGATTGAGGCCGCCGCCAAGCGACTCGGGCGCGGAAGGAGCGATGAGCTTCTGGAGCTCCTTCGCGTCCGCCTCAAGCTCCTCGGGCGTGGCGCCGGTCAGGCGCTTGGCCAGCGCCTCGGGGAGCTCGTACTTCTGTGCCACGTTGGTGAGCAGGATGCTGCGCTCCAGCGCCTCGATCTGCCCCTTCAGGTCAGCGGTCGCCGACTCGAACTCCTCGACGGTCTTGGCCGAGCTGAGCTTGGCCTCGGTCTCGCGGAGCTTGGTTCGGTAGTTGGCCGCCTCGGCGTTGGCGTCGGTCAGCTTCTTGCGAAGCACGTCAGCCGGAACGCTCTCTTCTGCCGGGGCCTCCTCGGTCGAGGGAGTCTCGTCGCCCGTGGGGGTCTCGCCCTCCGGGGGCGTCTCGACGGTCTCTTCCGCGGGGGTCTCAGTGCTGGTCTCGGTGGTTTCCTGCTCGGGCACGCTTACGCCTCCTGGACGCTCGATGTGGATTGCCGAGCCTCCTGGGCTGCGGCCTTCTGTTCTTGCCGGATGAACCGGCGCCAGGCGGCAACAGCCGCCTTGCCGGACAGGCCGCGTGTGACCTTGGGCCACAGCTCCTCGTACCGGCGATTCAGCTCGTACGTAGCCGAGCTGTTGTACTGCTCACGCGAGAACACAGGCTCCGCGTAGCAGTGGCAGTTGTCGTGGTACTTGTCCCCATCGG